CCCTGGTTTGCACAGGACTGTTCACCGGCAAATTTGGAACAGCGAGGGAATATGTTTTAAGTGTTTTGAGTAGCACTTAGCTACCAACTAGAGCAGAAGAGAACAAAGAAATCTCATCTATATTTTTGGCCGCTACGTCGAAACGATGTTGAGCAACTCGCAGTAGCTACTCTACTGAAAGAGCGGTTTAGATTTTAAGAAAACAACAAAGCAATAACTCCCCATACGCTCACAAGGCAAAGAGCGCCAGCGCGCCGGCGACGGTGGAAACAGTAGAAACCACCGCCCCTGCAATCTTCTGAGCACTCCGCCAGACCTTGACCACCTCTCCTATAAACTCTCCTTCCTCAACACCTGCCGCATCCACACACCTAATGACAGGTATGTCGGCTGCTATATTGGCAGCGGCCGCCATCAGTATCGGCTGAAACTGTGGGGATGGGGTGCAAAAGGGTCCAGAAGCATTCGTTAGGAGGGATGAGTTGTTGTTTGGCTGATATTCATAATGGACCTTCACCTGCAACTGTCCCATAGGGGTCAGTGCTGGCAATGGGCCACCGGTTGAGTTCAGCACATTGTTCACGAAAACAACAACGGCATAATGCCCGATACCATCGGGTATGTTGGCATCACCATAACGTGTTACCAACGTGCCCGACGCGGCATCGTCCATGCCCCAGGCTGTGGCGGCGGGTTTAAACGCCAAGGCCTCCTCCCCATACCGGCGAAAAACCGCAATCATTTCGTCGGATTCCAGGGAAGAGAAAGGGAATTCAACATAACCAGGCAAATTTATCAAGTCAGTAAAATGACTAGGCAACGCAGGCTGCCAACCATTCCTGATCTCAGAACTTGTTGTGTGCGGGGTGGTGGAGAACGAAGTCATTGTGGAGTAATTGATGAACACCGGAGCCATATGTACTGTTCCGCTAACGGAAGCAAAATTCATGGTCGAGTTGAACCGCAAACCCCCCACCACACACCGCAACGCCGAAGACAACTGTCTGAGATCCTGAAGATTGGGCATCGTGTTGTCCACTCCCAAAATTCCAGTCCCGGGCCCGAACGCATTGAAACTGCCGGCAGCACCGGTATACAACACGCCATTGGGCCAATTAAAGCTAGATGAGCCTGTGAAGGCACCACCAGCATTAGCACCTGACACACCTTGGATCATAATATTAGACGGATCGGCCGTAATACAAAACAACGCAGAGCCAGGATCAGGAGTCACCCCTATCATATTCAAATCAGTGTACCCACCAACTGTGGGGTCAGACCTAATGGGAACCTCAAAAGTTGAACTGAACGTACCCGACAGCCCACGAAAGGCATCAGGATACTTAAGGCCATCAGCCAATTCACTCCAAGGATCAATGTACGCCCCCACCAAAGGATCCAATCCATCCAACAAGCCGGCCGGGTTTACACCCCTGCGATTCCTTCCTCTTCTGCGGGGAGCAAATCCAGACGCCACCTGCGCTCGACCCCGCCCTACATTCTCAACTTCCTCAAAAGCGCGTTTGGGCCGGAAAAGGGTCATCGCGGTGTTTGGCTCCGCACGACCACGACTGCGGGACCTACTACGCCCCCTGCGGGGTGTGGAAGGTCGAACCACAATACGCGGCCTGCGAGCCTTTCGTCCAGATCGTGTCATGATAACAAAGATATCTAAAAATCAAACCTAAAACAAAAATAATATACACAGATAAAAGAAATAACATGTGTGGGTTGTATGGGATACCCGACCCAACAACGGAGACTGTTCATCGAGGGGAACCCGAAGGCTGATCCGTGCAGTCGTTCGGCATTCCACATCCACAGAACAGGATGTTTAGCACGTAAATATTGACAACTGAGAAACGTTTTGGACCATTTAACCCCCCCGACCCCATAGCATTTTCGATGCCAACGCTATAGTGGCATGGGGGTCTGAAAACTAAGTTTCTCCACCAACTTAGTACAAATCCTCACGCCACTATAAAACCTCTCTAAAATCTCCTGGTCACAGGGAGTTATACCGAACGCCCAATAGAAACTAGCGCGGGTGGCGGGAGAAATGGGGCCATACCCCCTCTTCATACCCACACTCATCTGGCGGACTCCCCAAGACTGCAAGTCCGAGGCCGATTTCCTGGCATTACCCCAAGTCACATATGACCTGTAGAAATCCTGGAAAATAGGCACTTGACCAGTCATGGCTAGCCCGCCAGTCCCCACCGCATGCACCCACCCGGCAAACATTGGCCCAGACTGCCAACCCGCGACACACATGGTGTCCTTAGCGAGAGCAGTTTGGGGCTTCCGCACCATGATGTAACTATCAGGGTACGGACCAACATAAACTGGGTGCGTCTGGCAAAACTCTATTTCCTCAAAGATGTAACAAGGCGGCTCAACAACCATGGTAAAACCCATAAGTTGGAACCACTTCTCGAAACCTTCAATGAAGCGCGCGTAATCCTCCTGCTCCATAAATATGACACAATCGTCACCATTATTGGCAAGCTGAATACGAACACCAATGGATTCCGCATAGGCGTGGATCATGGCACACATCAACACACAATTCCCAAGGGATGTGTTCATGTCGCCACTCATCCGACCACCAACGGTCTTATACTTGAGCTTCCCATCGGCACAATAACCCCTGCACACATTCGCAAGCTGCTGGGCCAGGAGACGGCCCAGCTTGCGACGCTGCATAGCAGTACGGAAACACGAAACATAAATCTCGTGCTCCCATTGCAGGGCTTGCTGGCTGACATGCTGATCCATACGCTTAGCATCAGCGCCCACCGCAACAGGGTTGCGGAACATGGCCCATTTCTGATGCATCGTACGACCACTAGTCTCGGCGTTCATCCCTTTAAACACAGTCCGGTGACCAAACAACCGGCCCAAGACTTTAAAAAGACGCTCTTCTATAGCACGCAAATAGCGTCCCACCTCTATATTATACCTGGGTGAACGAGGACTAATCACCCTAGGCACTGGCTTCTTAGCAGAGAAATCGGTCTTCTCATACTTAACGAAGGCCACGATCCCAGCATCATCCTGCGACAAACTGCTTCCCAACAGTGAGTCGTAAGCGTCCTGGTACACTCGCCTCTTGCGGCCACGGAAGGTCTCGACAAAGCCGAGTCTCGTCAACGGGGCGACCGAAGGCAAAAGTGCACCAATCTGCTGCCGAGTGCGCAAAAGGCACTCAGCGAAATATCCGGGAGCTGGCAGTGGCGGTGGGACGAACACACCCTCTGCGTCCTTGACGTAGAAGACACGTTCCTTCACAGCACACTCCAGAGTCTTTATGTCATTATTAAAAGCAAGAAGGTTGGTCGGGGGGGAAACCCCCGAGACTCGCACCATCCTCCTAGCTTTGACGATACCCCACTTCTCAACTACACGCAACCGGGGATGGTCGGGAGCCAAGCTCCTAGCACATCCAACCCCCTGTATGGTCGCAGGGCACCCCTAAACGATATCAACTCGCGGCCTAACCCATGGCATCACGCGGTGCCACCAGCCAAGACTACGCAAGCGCATCAATCGTTTCTTAAATGTTGAAGTTGTCGCTAAGAGCTCCATATCCTGAAGCTCCAAGGTGGGTATGAAACTGAGAGGCAAAGCCAAATCCAAAACCTTGGACTTATCTTTAGTTCTCAAATCAGCAAACCCAGACATCTCATCGAGCATGTACTTGCGCGTGATAGATCGCCAAGCCTCAGTATCAGGTCTAAACCCGAACTTAAGGTAAGCAACATCAGCAAGTGCATGGGATATCACAACGAGTCTCTCCTGTCTACGCCGAATACGGCGGGCGGGAACAACAACAACATCGTTCGTCTCCTCGTCAAAGACCACCGCTCCATCCGCCTCCCGATAGGTATCAATCACCTCATCGAGATCCTCAGGTGCATTGTCGAACGCCCTCAACAAGTGTCGAGCCTGGCGTTCAATAACACGGTACTTCCACCATTTCCAAGTTTTCCTAGCCACGGTTATAATAACCCCTACGGACGCTGTCACAAAGGGGAAAGCAATGTAAAACGCGGTTGGAATAATAATTGTCGTCATATTTAATTGGATTGGCAAAGCCGGGGTTGCGTTTAACCACGCCTGGTAGATCACCCACGAATGGGACTTCACTTACAAGCTTTTTGAGTGGAGCTGAACCACCATATAATCCCACTGGCTGTAGTTTACCAGTGAGTTATGGACCGTAGATAAAGGTAACACGGCCTCGTCCTCGCAGAAGGTTGGTCTGCACAACCGTCCACACGGTCAATCAAATGTCTGTGGACGTTAGTTATGATTGTTATACGACACAATCAAGAAGCCATAATTAGGTAGAACATGAATACCCCACGACAAAACAATCCCCTTCGCCGTGCGAAAGGGACCAATATCGGACACAAATTAACCCCTGCATATGGAGGCATACCATTACAATCGGCTGGTAAACAATGCCGCAGTAGTTACTCTATGAGAGAACCCACTGAAAAACCCCACCCCAGGCCAGACCTAGGGATTAGAGACCAACAGCCTCCCAGTTACACCAATAACTCTCCGGATTTACAAGGAAAACGCTACACCATCTGCGCCATTGATGTGCCATCATGGGTTACAACTCCATGATTTTTAATTTGCTAGCACCAGCAAAACCTGCAAAAGCAGGATTCCCAAGCACATCCTACCTGGACCACGAATGATCGTTGGGCCGGAATGCGCAAGGGAAGTCCCCAAAAATCCCAGCATATAGCCAAG